GAGGCCGCTGCATTCTGAGCCGCTTTAATTGCTCGCCATCTGCCTGTTACTGTACCGGTAGCTACTACAATGTCTTGTGATCCCGCTTTACTAAAACTTGTTCTTTCTGTTATTGCCATGATATTATTATTTGCTTTGTTATAATCTAAACTTAGAACTTAAATCTCTTTCCGTGTTCACCCTTCCTATTGCTGTAAACACTGGAGCGGGTTTAACGGTGTTGTATTTCTCGGTGTTAATAATGTAGGTAGTAGAGTCAAAGACCCCTTTCACGTCGTTAAATGCGCGCTGCATTAGTGTCTTATATCGTTCCCGTTGTGTAGTGTACTGCCTAATAAACATCCCTCTACTCTTCTCGTCCACCCCTGCGCTCGTGTTGTCTCGGTCTGCGAATTGAATAATCCCGTTGGTAGAGAAAGTGTAGCCGTGAGTCGCTAACATCTCCACGAATACAGTCAGCACAGCGTAAGGTAGTACTGATGTTTCCCAGAATTGATAGAGCGCTGTGGCTGCATCTGTTCCGTCCCCGCGTGTAAAGGCTAGTATATCGGTTAGTGCTTCGTCCGAAATTACCCCGCCGATAGAATCAACTACATGAGTTTTGGAAGGATTGAAAAAGGTGTCAGGAGTTCCTGCCGCGTACGGTGTCCAGCCTTGCATGTCGGTTTTTAAAAGTAGTTCCATTTAATACTCTGTTATTTCTTCTTCTTCAATTGCTAAGTATGCCTTCGCTTCTTCCTCGGTAAAGCCAAAGCCTGACGTTAATTGCATCACGGCTTGTACTTCTGTTAATTGTCCTTTGTTGTACTCTCTAACTATGCGATTAATATTCTGCTGTTGTTTACCTGTTAATGTCTTAAGGTGTTCGTTTACTTCTGCTTGCTCCGTTGCTTGTGCCGCTGGTATTGGTTCTGCTACGCTTGGATCTTTTGGTAACTTAAATATTTCGTTTAACTGAAACGGTGTTAACTTAGCAACTACGTTATCCGGTAAGAAGCTAAACAAATCAATAGCGATAGTTTCAAAGTTTTCTTTTGGTACTTCTGGAAATAATGCTTTATACATTCTTGCTTTTAGTTCCCACTTCTTTTTAAGTGTTAAACTGAATAGCTTCATGTAGTTAACTAGCTCTTGACTCTCTCCAAGTTTTCCCGCTGTAGCGAAACCGCATAAAATAGGCGGAACACCAAACAACCTACACACCTTGCGGCCGATTCTGTCCGTTGCTTTCTCTGTCGCATCCATTTGATGCTGAATATTTAGAGCGGTAACGGTTGCAGATGCTTCCCCGTTAAGAGTCTCTAAGTGTAGTATTGGCGATCCGTCAGGACTACAAAACTTCTCAGACTCCTCTTGAAAGTAGTCGTATTCTGTTTTCTCATTCTCATCCTTAAGCACCTTATCTAGGGGCCTAGTCTGTATGATTACGCCAGCTTTAAAACTGTTTGATACCTGACTCTCTTCGTGTAGAGATAAGGCTGCATCAGCGTTAATGTCGTTTAGCCCTGCTGACCACTTAGGAACAGGGTAGTATTGATAATTCAAACCAACTCCAGGCGTGAAGATATAAAGCAACTCACCAAGTTGTCTATCGTGTTTAGCCATTTGTTTAGCCATCATAGCCCTCACATCTGAGGGTGTTTTAGCTGTTCCGAACGGGGGTAAAATTTCACGATTTCTACCTGCGAAGGAATTAAACCCCGCCGGATCACCTAGGTCTATGCCGTAAATAAACTGTCCATCAAATCGACGGCGAACATTCTGGATCGGTAACAAATAAAACTCAGCAGGTAACCCCCCCGCGTTGTACAATACCCGAAGGGCAATCCCCGGAATGTATGCCAATGTCTGATTAATAGCACGGTCTAACTCTCCCCACGTTTGATCCGGATTAGCGGCCGTATCAAAAAACGTCTCATCTTTAATTCCGTTTCCCGCGATAAAAGTCTCTAATTTATCTATGCACTCTCTCGCTACCCCTGAATCGTTCGCACTATCAATGATAATGTTTGGAAAGTTATCTTGCGTTCCCCATCTCCACGCACGGCCGTCTTGGCTTATTGTGTCGCGGATCGAGGCCAGCATAGCTTTAAGTGAAAAGTTTGGCATAGTTAATTAGATGTTATTTTTTTGTGCTCTTATTCTTGGCATCGGTCTGTGGCTTTACCACGTCAAAGTACTTGCTAAGGATATTAATGTTTTTCTCAATAAAAGCATTAGCATTTGTATAGGTCGTGTGGAAATCTTTGTCAATACCAAAAGAGCGGTCACCAATTGCAACCGCTACTTTTTTATTCTGGTATTCTTTTTTTAGCCTATAACTATCCATTACGTGGCAGGAGTCAAGTATGCCTCAATAGCCGTAATGTTGTTGGGGTAAGTGACTCCCTCGTTATAGATGATCGCCTTGTGCAGCATATTACCTGCCATCGTACAAGTCTGCGCATTCATATCATTTAATTCGATACCTACGGCATCGTCTCCTTCGCTTAATTTTAAGCCAAAATCCTGCAAGGTGGCCACATTTTTAGACAATCCATAAACTAATATCTGACCGCTTCGCATCGGGATGATAAAGAAAGCCTGATCCAGCGCAAATAAGTCTTCTATTGCATCTCTTTCAGCTTGCGTAAAATGGTATAATACGGGTTGAACAGTATGCACATACTCGTTAACATTCCCCTCTCCCTCTGCTGTTATTGGCTCGCTCGCGGTATTTTTTGCGCTTCGGCCAACGTATTTAACCAGTTGTTTTCCAACGGCAAAAGTTAGCGCAGAAACTGTTCCGTCGTCGGCAAATGTTACGCTAGTCAAGTCTTTTACGCTGCCGGCGTAAATCGCCTTATTTACCCCCCCCGCTTTCTTTACGGCCGCGCAGGCACCCGCCAACCCTGTACTCAATGATGTTACACACATAATTTTATAATTTTTTTAATGTTAGAAAAAAAGGGAGAGTGTTACCCCTCCCTCGTTAATTATGCGTCTGGAGTAGATAGAGTAATCTCTTTCTGGAATTTAGCAGTCAGCGCTAAGCCTGTCTTCATCCTTCCTTTAAGTCTATACACTTCGTCTCCTGATGTATCACCTTGCCACAATACAGACACTTTGCTATAATCGTCGCTTAGGTCGTATCCGTAGAATACACGGCTAGCTTCCCAACTTCCTAAAGTGTTGGCAGGTGCATTGTCAAGTACTACAATATTTGAAGCAATGAAAGTAAGCTCGTGAGATTTTAAGTAAAATTCTCCGCCGTTTTGCTGCGCCTCAGATACTGCGAATTGCCATTCTGCTTCTAGGTGTCCGGGTATTACAATCTTCACCCCTGCACGTCTGATCTGTAAAGGTATCGCGCGGTAGTGACTTGCAATTTTCTTAATTATGTTTTGCGAGTTGATGAACCGAATCTTACCCGTGTTACCTGTGTAATTGGCATTAGTCAAAGCGTTACTGTTTAGCTCAAGAACCACGGTAGTTGCCGTTAAGTCTTTTACAATAAAGTCGCCATTAATCAAGGTCCAACCAGTACCAGCAGCACCGCGAATAGATATAACGTTATCAATTGTAAGAGAGTTCCTAACGTCAGAAGCTACGGTTAAAGTGGTAAGGGTTGCCCCCTTGGTTACTGAAACAATAGATACCTCGTCTGCTCCAATGCTTAGTTTTTTAATCTCACTTGAGGCATTGAATAATTCATACACTCCAGAGTAAGATGCGCTAAACGAGTAAGTACCGATATCAGCGCCTAAACCATTCTTACCATTAAGCACTAAGTTAGATTGCGCTTGATTCAATTTAGGAACATACACCATCTTGATATACTGATCTACTAGCTGATCGTAGGTATAATCTTCCATTGAACCAGCGCCTAACTTGTTAGAGTACCAGCTAAGACGGATAGTGTCTAAACTAATAGTCTTGTTAAACTGGTAAGGGACCAAGGTTAAATTGATCTCTGCTAAATCAGCGGTAGAACCTTGACTTGTATAAGTCGGACTAGAGTTTGCTAACTCTACGGTATCATCCGCATCGTAAATAGTCTCTTTGTATTTAGCTCGGTCTATAACCGTTGCTAAATCTAAGTCCTCAAGCTTGGAGGGATTCAGAACGGTTGGGCCGAACATTTGGTCAAAAAATTCTCCAGCATAAGTTGGAGAAGTAAACGTTGGATTTGCTGCCATTGTAATAAGTTTATTTAATTAATCGTTTTTGCGTGATGCAATTTGTGAGGCCAACCGTCTTTCGCTTGGTAACATATCTTTAATGTCCGTTTGGCTTTTTAAGAAAACCGCTTGGCGTGTTAGTGGTTTTCCACCACCGGGAACTACCGCTTCTAATTGCTTGATACTTGCGGCTAAGGCATTTATCTGAGTTTCCGTTTCAGCCTTCAAAGTCTTAAGCGCCAACTGAGCCGCTTTAACTTCGTCGTCCTTTACGGCCATCATCTTATCCTTCTCCTCCATGTCAGCGGCCATCTTGTCTTTTTCCATTTCCATAGCTGCAAGTGCATCTACTGCGGACTCAGTTACAGACTGAATTACTCCGTCCGCGCCTACTGTAATAGATCGGCCATCGTTTAAAGAATGACTTCCTTCTGGTGCTGGCGTCTCTGTGGGTTCTCCACCTTCTGCTAATACCGCTCTTTTACCTTCTATTTCTCCGTCCTCGGAAAAGATAAAAAGTTCACCCGCTCCACCCGCTAAGGGTAAAAGCATGGATTTACGTCCACCAATAACCAACGCCTTAAGCGTGTTCATGGCTTTCTTGATTGCGCTTAATTCGTCGCTCATCTCTGTCGTTTTTAAAATTAAATCTTCGTATCGTTGTAAGCTGTCCATAATAATAGGCAGCTTTTTAAGTTCTTCTAGGCTGTAAAAATCAGCGGTTTCTGTTTCCGTTTCGCTTAGTTTAATATCTCCCTCAGCTTGTCCCGCGTAGTAGTGTGATATAGTACCATCATCATTAGTGATTTGCCCTAAGTGCTGAGGGTTAGAAACTGTTAGCCCTGTCTCCTCTGTAAGTTCTCTTAGTGCTGCCCCTTCGCTTGTTTCTCCCTCTTCTATCTTACCGCCTGGGAATGCAAATTTTCCCGCTTCAAAGTCATCGTCTAGGCTTCTTTGAATTAGAAATACTTTACCATCGCGGAACGCTAGAACATCAGAATACTCTTGCACTGACTGTACCGCCATTGCTTTAAGTGCTTTTGAATTGTAGCTCAAAGCCTTGCCGTGTTTAATGGTACTTATTGGTGCTATGATCTTAGTTGCGAAATTCAAATCAATAAGCTGCTTGTCTGTTAGCTGCGTCTCGTTACGCATTAAGTCCTGAATCAATCGCTTATTGTCTCTTCCCGCCTTAGTTACATATTCAACCATCATAGCGAAATCAGCCTCGTCGTTATCGTCGGCGATCTCTCTAAGCGTTTGAGCATTTAAAGAGGTGTCGCCTAATTGATCGGGGTGCAGCCATGAGTTATGAATTAAAGGCCCTGCGCCTCTTACTGATTCTCGAATATCTCCTTTAAGGAATATGATTGACGCAATGGAATCAAACTGCATTCCTATAGTAGTAACCTCGCGGCCTTTTCCTTTCTCTCTGTCGATCATATCGGCAATCTCAAACCCTTGGATTACGTCCCCACCTATAGAATTAACCTCGATAGTAAACGGCCCCTCGGTGTTTTGGCTGAGATAGTCGCGCATCATTTGGGCGGTGAAGTTTTCACCAACCCCGTTTTCTATTAGAATGGACTCTAATGCTGGCTCGCGCTCTCCTATAATGCCGTTAATGCGTAGAATATCCAATCGACTATTGTTTAATTCGCGCTAAGTTAATTAGAGGGATTAGTATATTATAGGAGTTACGTTATACCAACGTTATAAAGGCGTATTTTTACAGCTAACTAGATAAACAACAATATGACAACTGTAATTGACTGCTCAGGAATGGGCGAAGAAGTAAAGCCAAAATTGAAACCGATTGAGATAACGCATTTTATATGTGGTTCTGGTGGTTGGTGGATTGAGGGACCACCTTCTGCTTATATGGCTGGTAAAGGTGTGCTTAAGTTTTGGGGTACTTGCAGTGTTGATGGAGATATGTTTTCCTTTCATTTTGAGGGAAATATTATTTCTTGCAAAGGCCACTTTAACGACGGAGTAATATGAAGATGCTAGAACTCACCGATCAAGTAGCTCGGATAGAAATCAACCATACTGAAAGATATTATTGGTTCTGGAGGCGTAGTATTACTGAAGAAGTAATGGTTGACTACTCATTACATGGAGAAAAATCTAATCCTCGAATATATGTTTATGTGGGCTACATAAGTAGTAATGGGTATTTTGAGAGGATCAACGATGACTTGTTGATCAGAATAAAGCTCTTTATTTATAACTACATAAAAGAAAACTATGAGCAATACTAAGATGTCAGACGACAGAGTAACGGTTTACCTCTCACCATTTAAAGAGAGGTTTCAAAAGCATTGCAATAAGATCGGGCAAAGCATGACAGGACAGATTAAAAGATTAGTACAAAAAGACCTAGAAGAGAATGAGTGAGCTAATAGGAATCAAGCCGAAAAAGGT